TCTACATGCTATGATGCAATTAAAAAACTGTATAAAAAATATTCGGAATGAGCTATTTAACACATTTAAAAAGAAATAAAATGCACTATTCAAGCAGATGGATAGTAAAGTATGATGATAATAATTTAGTAAGGGAAGTTAAATTAATTTATAGCCCAGAAGAATATAGGAAGTCATCAAAATCAAGAAAGCTAAACACCCAAGAGGGTTTAATTAAAATATTAGAAAATGACAAAGAAAGAAGAAATACCACACTACTACATAGGTAAAACCTATAAGATAGAAGCTCGTAAAGTTGTTGAGGACTTTCAAGCTGACAATTATAATTTAGGTGTTGCAATAAGCTATCTTTTGCGTTGTGGTAAAAAAGAAGGCAACCCAGCCGAGCAAGACATACGAAAAGCAATTAATCATTTGCATTTTGAGCTTGACCGAATTTATAGTGAAAGCAAAACAAGAACAGGCGGATTAGCACAAACAGGAGGGAAGCTATGACACTATACAAATGCCTATGCGGAGAGCAGGAAAAGGAAGTAAGCAAAGCAAAAATTATATTTAGAGATAATACATGGGTTGCAGATGTAATGTGTAAATGTGGTAAATATATGTATAGTGATCCTGTTGAGGGAATGCCAAGTATTAAAAGAACAGAAGCATCACTAAGTAAAAAAAAACGACATGACAAATTATGGGATGGAGCAAAAGAAAAGCTAATAGGAGAGAGAGGTATAAATGAATCATTTGATTAATGAAGTTTGTAATAAATAATATTTATGATAATTAATAAATTGTGGGCTATGCCTAACAAAAATACTTTTAAAATAAAGCCTTTTAGCAATTTAATTGATAGATATAATTACAGAAATTTGTTTAGTTATAAAAAAGATTTTGTAAGTATTGACCCTTTCGCTAATGAAAATAAACTAGCTATTATCACAAATGACTTAGACACTCAATACAATACTGATTACAATTTAGATGCTTTAGATTTTTTAAAAAAAATGAAATCAAATTCAGTAGATTTAGTTTTATATGATCCACCTTACAGCCCTAGACAAGTTGCAGAATGTTACAAGAGGTTAGGTAAAACAGTTAATATGGAAACAACACAATCTAGCTTTTGGGGAAATATCAAAAAAGAAATTACAAGAATAACAAAAAAAGGAAGTAAGGTTATTAGTTTTGGTTGGAACAGCAATGGTATTGGAAAACAAAATGGTTTTGAACAAATAGAAATACTTATTGTAGCACACGGAGGGAATCATAATGACACAATATGTGTTGTGGAAAATAAAATTAATTAAATTCTATTATATAATATGAAAGAACAAGTTAAGATACACACTATTAAGGGAAACCCTAAGAATCCTAGAATTATCAAGAACGATAAATTTAAAAAGCTAGTAAAGTCAATACAAGAGTTCCCTGAGATGTTAAAGTTAAGACCAATTGTAGTTGATGAAGATATGATGGTGCTTGGTGGTAATATGCGGCTAAAGGCTAGTAAAGACGCAGGGCTTAAAGAAGTATGGATAGAAGTAGCTGAGGGATTAACTGAGGAACAAAAGAAAGAGTTTATAGTTAAAGACAATGTAGGGTTTGGAGAATGGGAATGGGATATGTTAGCTAATGAATGGGATAGCGTACAACTTGCTGAATGGGGTTTAGATGTATGGGAAAATGAAGATGATAAAATAGCTGAAGCAGGACTAATAGAAGATGATGAAATACCTGAAGTAAAAGAAAGCAAAGTAAAAAGGGGAGATATTTGGCAGCTAGGAGAGCATAGAATAATGTGTGGAGATAGCACAAGCTCAGATGATGTTGCTAAACTAATGAATGGAGAAAAAGCTGATATGGTATTTACAGACCCTCCTTATGGTATTAGTGTAGTTAAAAATGAAAAGGTAGGAGCTGATTTTGGTATTGCTAAGAAAGGAAAGTATTCAGAGGTTATTGCTGACGATACAACAAAAACAGCACAAGAATTTTATAACACTTGTATTTCTTTAGGTATGGATAAATTCATTATTTGGGGGGGTAATTATTTTACTGACTTTTTACCTTTTAGTGATGGTTGGTTAGTTTGGAATAAAAGAGCTAATACAGATATAAGAAATACATTTGCAGATGGAGAAATGGCTTGGTGCAGTTTTCATACTCCTATAAGAATTTATGACCAACTATGGAACGGAATGATAAGAGAAGGCGAAAGTGGTAAAAGAGTACACCCAACACAAAAACCTTTACGCACTTTAACTGAAATAATAAAAGACCATATTAAAGGAGATATAATTTATGATGGTTTTTTAGGAAGTGGCTCAACACTAATAGCAGCAGAAAAGTTAAATAGAAAATGCTATGGAATGGAATTAGATGAAAAGTATTGTGATGTAATAATAGAAAGATGGGAACAATTTACAGGACAAAAAGCAATTAAAAATGGAACAAAATAGAACAAAGATTAACAAAGAGAGATTGCTCAAAGCATTAGAGAGTTCACTAGGAGTAATTACTACGGCGTTAAAAGCAACTGACTTATCAAGAACAAACTTTTATAAGTGGCTAAAAGAAGATGAAGAATTTGCAGCTAAAGTTGAAGAAATAGAAAGCATACAAAAAGACTTCATAAAGTCAAAATACTATGAATGTGTAAAGGACAAAGTGCCATCAGTTGTAATACACGCTGCAAAAACTAGGCTTGGTTGGAATGAAACTAACAGAGTAGATTTAACATCAGGGGATAAAGCTATTAATATGCCTGTAATAACATTCGTAGAAACTGATACTGAATAAAAAATACAATCCTTTATTTGAATCCAATGCTAGATATTATATCATCACAGGTGGTAGAGGATCAGGAAAGTCTTTTGCTGCTACAGTCTTTCTTACTTTACTAACTATGACTAAGGGTATTAGAATACTCTTTACAAGATACACAATGACATCAGCACATTTGTCAATTATTCCTGAGTTCTTAGAAAAGATAGGACTTTTAGGATTTGATGAAGTATTTAGTATTAATAAATCAGAAGTATTAAATACAAGTAACCAATCAGATATATTATTTAGAGGTATCAGAACTTCAGCAGGTAATCAAACTGCAAGTTTAAAATCTTTACAGGGCATTAGCTGTTGGGTGTTAGATGAAGCAGAAGAATTAATTGATGAAGATATATTTGATACTATTGATTTAAGTATTAGAGAAAAGAATATACAAAACAGAATAGTATTAATATTAAATCCTGTAACCAAAGAACATTGGATATATAGGAGGTTCTTTCAAGATAAAGGCATAGAAGCAGGTTTTAATGGCGTTAAAGACAATGTATGTTATATCCACAGTACATACCTAGACAACAAAGAAAATCTCTCTAGCAGCTTCCTAGAACGTATTAAGGCTATAAAGCATAGGAACTTTAAAAAGTATCAGCATAAGATAATGGGAGGGTGGTTAGACAAAGCGGAGGGGGTTGTGTTTGATAATTGGAGTATAGGAGAGTTTAATCCTGATGGATTACAGACATCATGTGGTATGGACTTTGGCTTTAGTGTTGATCCTGATAGTTTAACAGAAGTAGCTATTGATAAAAGAAAGATGAAGATATATCTTAAAGAGCATATTTATAAAAATGGATTAAAGAGCCATGACTTAGCTAAGTTAATATTAGACAAAGTAAACAACACACTTATTATTGCAGATTCAGCAGAACCTAGACTAATAGCAGACTTAAAACATTTAGGAGTAAATATAAAGCCTGTTAAAAAAGGAACTATTGAAAGTGGGATAACTAGAATGCAAGATTATGAATTAGTCATAACGCCTGAATCAACTAATATAGCTAAGGAGTTGAATAATTACGCATATCAGGACAAAGGCTCTAAGCTATACATAGACAATTACAATCATGCAATAGATGGCATCAGATATAACGTAATTTACCATTTAGACAATCCAAATGCAGGCAAGTATTTTGTGCAATAAAAAAGGGGCGGCATTACGCCAACCCCCTAACAAGAGAAATGAAAACGTGGCAAAGATAATAAAAAAACTAAATATTAACTATTTCTATTATATATTAGATGAAGGTACGAATTAAAAAGAACGGAAAGAAAAAAGAGTTTAATTTAATTAAGAGTTGGAAAGATGTCACGTTAGAAAAGTGGTTAAAGCTGATGGATTTCCAAGAGGGAAGAAAGAGCAAAGAAGCGAGTGAAACAATTGCAGCATTATCAAATATTCCTAAAACATTAATAAAGGAATTAACAATAAAAGATGTAGCAATTATATTAGGAGAGGTTGCAGAGTTACAAAGAAAGCAGGATAGTTCTTTAAAAAGGATAATAGAAGTAAATGGCAAAAAATATGGATTCCATCCTGATTTAGACCAAATAAGTTTGGGAGAGTATGCGGATTTGGAACACATGCTTACAAAGGACATGTATAAGTTTATGCCAGATATTATGGCTATTTTATACAGACCTGTAACAGAAGAGGGGGCTAATGGTGTTTATACCATAGAGGCGTATGATGGGAATATAAAGATAAGGGC